TTATCTGGATGGGCATTTATGATGAAACGCGATTTATGGAATCAAATAGGAGGCTTGGACAATGATTTTGATTTTTGGTTTGCAGATAATAGCCTAATTGGTCAACTAAAAAAAATAGATTTACCTCCAATGCTTGTGCCTTCTAGTAGAGTTGACCATATTGGAAGCCAGACATTTAAAACAAAAACAATAGACGAAAGGAATGATTTAATGTGGTCAAAATTAGATTTATTTAACCAGAAATATAACGAGACTTTATTTAATGATCACCCAAACTTTATCCAATGGAAAAAATCGCAATCTGTATAACCACTAGGAATAGGCATTCTGTTTTAGATTTTTCTTTAGCTGAATGGAAAAAATATAAACCTAAAAATGCTAAAATATTTATTGTTGATGATGCATCAACTATACCAGTAAAGAATGCAAATTTTAGGTTTGATAAGCAGCAAGGAATAGCAAAAGCAAAAAATAAATGCTTGGAATTAGCTGAGGATTTTGATTTTGTTTTTTTAGCAGACGATGACATTTACCCAAAAATTAAAGGATGGGAAAAACCTTATATTAAATCCAATCTTAATCATTTGGCTTTGACATTTGAAAAAAATCACAGAAATCAATTTTATAGTCCATCAGTAAGAAAAGAAGGAGAATGGAATGGCTTTACAACTTATAAAGCTCCAAATGGATGTTTGCTTTTTTTAACACAAAAGACAATTAAAACGGCTGGAGGTATGAGGCCAGAATTTAGCATTTGGGGATTTGAACACGTTGAATATAGTCAGAGGATTAACCTACTAGGATTAACTCCGTATCCTTACATTGATTTGCCAAATAGCCTAGATTTATTTCACGTTTGCGATTATTACAATGAGTTTAAAAGTTCAATTCCAATAGATGTAAAAAGAGAAAGTGGGAAACATAATTTAAAAGTATGGGAGGAGCTTGGAGGTAAACCAGAATTTGTTGCTTACAAATGAAAATATTTTATTCAAACCCATTTAGCTTAGATAAAGACATTGGCAAAGCCTACAATGAATACTTGGCCAGCATAAATGCAAATGATGACGATTGGATAGTGATGCAAGACGGAGACATATTGTATCTGACTCCAGATTGGGGGAAGAGAATACATGATGCTTTGTCTGTAGATGGAGACAAATTTGGCTTGGTGGGATGCTATACCAATCGGCTAAGATCAAAGCACCAACTGCATGCAAAAGCGTTTAGCAACGATTTAAACATTAGAAACCATTACAACATCGCCATGTCATATGAGGGGGGTGGGGTAGAAGAAATCAAAGATTATATTGCCGGATTCTTCATGGCATTTCAGTATAAGACTTGGAAGAAAATTAAGTTTACTGAAAATAGCTTGGCTTTTGATTCTTTGTTTTCCATGAGAGTTAAGGAGCTTGGATTAAAGGTTGGATTGATTAGGTCACTTTATGTTTTCCATTCTTACAGACCTTGGACTGATTTCGAGCCTTGGAATGAGAAAAAACATTTAATGAAATAAATAGTATCTTTATGATAAAATTATTAGTTGACCTAGCACCATTTCATAAAGACGAAGTAATAAGCGTAGGCAAGACTTACGACACTTACCTAGTTAACAAAGGGTTAGCAATTTGGGTCAAAATGGACAAACAAGAAATAAAAACGAAATGAGCGTAGTAAGACCCCTCGACATTAGATATTCCTTTTCGGTTGCTACTGAGCCAATTACTTTGGCAGAAGCTAAGGCATGGATGCAAATAGATTTCTCAGATTGGGATACACTAATCACTAACGAACTTATTCCAGCGGCTAGAAACGAAAGTGAGAAGGCAAGCGGAATGCTTTACGTAGAAAGAAATGTGGTTGTAACAAATAATAAAACTGGACAAAGAATTTATCCAATTGGCCCTTGGGTGGCGGATGTGACAACTGACGAAACAGAAGTAGAAAATTACACCTATACTGCTGGATTTAATAACTCAAATCCTTTGCCTCAAGACCTTCATGTAGCTATGCTAAAAAGGATTGCAACTGATTTTGCATTTAGACAAAACATGATTAGCGTTCAGGAGCAATATGCACAAAAGGCTAGTATTTCAACAGAGTTAAAATATAGAGCAGACTTATTCGTATGATAAATTTTGGCAAGTATGATCAAAAGGTTGAGTTTATAACTTTTTCGCCTGTAACAGACGGAGCTGGCGGAACAATTATAAGTCAATCAACTTCTTTGTCTACGTTTGCATCTGTAAATCAAACAAACGGTGGAAACGCTTTGGAGGCTGGGGAAATGGTTTTGCCAAATACTTATACAATTGCAATTCAACATCGAGTTTCTTTTGTTCCTAGCGAAAATTATCAGGTATATTATCGTAACCGCTATTACAAAATAATTGGCGTTCAATTAGATGACCAACGGCAGCACAAAGAGTACATAATTAAAATGGTTGGAGTATGAGCGTAAAGATAAAAGGATTGGACGCTGCTTTAAAGGACTTAGACAAGCAAGAGCAGATTGTAATTGATGCCGTAAAAGATATTTTGTCAAGTACGGCAACAGATATTGAAATTGAGGCAATTAGAAATGCACCAAATTCATATCAAATTGGAGATGCAACAATTAATTTAAGTTTTATTAAGCAAAAAATTGATAAAAAAGTTTTTGAAAATGGATTACTTTGGAATGTTGGTTTAAGCGTTCCAACAACTGGTGAACAATGGGAGGCTTGGATGGAATTTGGCACAGGATTAAGTGCAAGAGAGATTTTATCAAATCCACAATATTCTCAAGAGGTTCGAACTATTGCTAGGACGTATTATAGAAATGGTAAAGGTCGTATAATTGGGCAGCCTTATTTAATGCCAGCTTTCTTTAGAAATACAGCAAACTTGGTTCAAGAAATCGAAAACGAAATAAATAAGGATTTAAAATGAGAGAAATAGCCACCGACATACGAATTGCCGTAATTAATGCAATCACGCCTCTGACTCTAAGCGGAGTTACTATTCCAATTTACGATACGGAATTACCGCCAACAATTAATCCAGCTAATTATGTTAATTCAGCTGCTTTTGTTCTTATAACAGACCAAAACGAAGCAGAAACAACAAACAATGATTGTTCGATTAGACAAAACGCAACCATTCAAATTAATATCGTTACCAAGTTTCCACAAGGTAGCGGAGGCAAGAAATTATCGGAAAATATTTCAAATGCTATTCAACAAAAAATGACTTTGGATTATTTAACATTACCAGACGATTTGCAAGTAATAAACATTAGAAAGAACTTTAGCAGAACTCAAATTGAGCAAGGAAGTAGCCAAATAGCTTACCAAAAAATATTATCCTACACATTGGATATTTTCTTCGTGTCTTGATAATTAAAATTTTATGTATATTTGTTAAAACGAATAAGCAATGGCAACATATCAATTAGGCAATTTCTTTACTTTCGAGTGGAACTCTCTTCCTGTCGTTTGTAAAACTTCCGCTTCAGTTTCCATCTCCAACGAATCTGTAACCGTTAGAAACGATTGCACCGGAGACTATGGAGTTAGACTTGAAGGCGGAGACAAATCAGGTTCTTTCTCTTTCTCAGGAGACCTAGATTTTGCATCTACTGGAGTATCTAACCTTTCAGCTTTTGACTTGATGGAAGACATCGGAAAAGTATTTGAATTGGTTTTTGGAGGTACTGACTCAGGAGATAAAATCATTACAGTTGATGCTCAGTTAAACTCAATTGAAATTACCGCTGAAAGAAACTCTCAAGTTTCATTCTCAGGAACTTTCGACTTTGCTGGCGCTCCTGTTATTAGCGTAATACCAACCTAAACAAAATATATGGCTAAGTACCATTCAGCTCCTTTTAAAGAAGGAGAGATTTTCTTTTACCCAAATCTTGGGTCTTTGGCAAACTTTGAAGATTCTACAGGACTAGGAATTGGAGAAGCTTTTACAGGAAGTTCAATACCTAAGCTAGATTACATTTACGCTTTACTACATGAATGCCACAAAGTTGCTTGCTTGCGTAAGTCAACAAATTCAGTAAGCTTAGACGAGTTAAAAGTTTGGATTGAGGGCAAGGATGTAATGAAATTGTTTAACAATGTTTTATCCGACTTACTTTTAGAGTTAGGCGTTGGCGAAAGCCAAGAAAAAAAAACATAAGTGAAGACGAAAGCGAGGATTATTCAGCTCGCGAAAATTTAATGCTGCTCGTAGGTAGGACAAAACTCCCTTATGAGCAGCTTTTTTGTTTAAGTAGGAAAGAGTTAAAGGCATTGATAAAAGGACACGAGATTGACCAAAAAGACATGGTTGAGGCAATGAGAACTCATGCAATAATAGGATTACAACCACATTTAAAGAAAGGAGCTAATTTAGACCCTTTAAAACTTTGGCCATTGCCTTGGGATAACTTTGGCAAGCCATTGGAGACAACACCGCAAGACTTTGCTAAAGCAAAGAAATTGTTGGAAATTGCAAGTAAACTAGAAAGAAATGGCAAATCCAAGAATAGACGTTGAAATTGGAGCGGTAATTGATGGGCTTAAAAAAGGCTTTGGACAATCAATTGGAATTATTGGAGCCCTTGAAAAGCAAGCTTTAGATTTAGATAAGGCTTTAAGAGCTGCAACTGATTTGCCAGAGATTGCTAACTTAAACGTAAAGCTTGCTCAAACTCAAGCAGCAATAAGTAAATTAAAAAGCACTGGAATTGAGCCTTTAACTAAAGCTACAAGAAGTTACAACGCTGTTGGAGTAGACTTTGCAAGAATTATTCAAGATGCTCCTTTTGGAATTATTGGTGTTGGTAACAACATTCAACAACTAGCTTTCTCTTTTCAAGAATTAAGGAATACAAGTACTTCAACAGGAGCTGCTCTTAAACAGGCTTTTTTACAAATAATTTCTCCTGGAAATGCTTTATTTTTAGTAGTTTCTTTAATTACTACCGCATTAACTGCCTATCAAATGGGGGTTTTTGATTCAAAAGAAGAGACAAAGGATTTAGAAAAAGAAACCCAAACTTTTGACCAAACTTTAAGAAAGGTAATAGATTCTTTAGGTGCAGTTCAGCAAGCTAGATTAGCAGGATCTAAAGGAACAGCAAATGAATTAGTACAATTAGATTTATTAAATAAGGCTTTAAACGATACAAATCAACCTCAATCAACAAGAATTGCGGCATATAAAAAGCTAAAAGAGGAGTATCCTACTATTTTAAGTAATATTACTCAAGAAAAAGCTTTGGCAAATGGTCTTGGAGATGCTTATCTAAAAGTGGTTAGTGCAATTACACAAAGAGCAGCTGCAATTGCAATTGAGGAAAAGTTAGTTGATTTAGCTAAAGAAAGATTTGAAATAATTCAAAAAGAGCAAAATGAGGTAAGTTTACAAAACAATTTATTAAAGCAAAGAGAAGATTTATTAGGAAAAATATCAGAAAGAGGAATCCAAATTAATAAAAATGGAACAACTCTAGCGCAAATTTTTGGAGACAGAACAGTTGATTTCGCTTTAGTTGATTTAGGAGATGCAATTATAAACGTAAATAAGGAATTAAATTTACTAGGAAATGTTGTTGCACCTAAAACTCAAAGTGAGTTAGTTAAAAATAATACGGCTACAAGCCAATTGAAAGATGAGTTTTTTAATCTTAATTTGGAATTAACTGACTTTTTTCAACTATCAGAGAAAAGCAGCGAATCAAGTAATAAACTAAAAAGAAGTTTTGAAGAAATACAAAATATTGATTTGAAGCTCCCTACAGTTTCATTTGATCCAATTCTTCCAGATAGAAATAAATTTGAACTACCAGAGGCTAATTTAGAAAACATTCAAAGCCAAATTCAAGCTCTTGATGCTTTAAATCTAGCATTAAAAGGAAGTGGAATAGGTGTTGAGCAATTTTACGCGGCAATTGCAAACGGTGCTGCTGAAGGATTTACTTCATTAGATTCATTTATTGGCAGATTGTCAG